CCAGTATCAATATAGATACTCTCGCCTCACAGATCAGAGATCAGGTTCTTATTGGAACTTCGGACCAGATCGAAGATCTGTGTGACAAATTAAGTGAGAGCTGGAACCAAACCGACAGACACGCGGCTATAAAATTACTTCTAGAAGATGTTGAACCTGATAATATTCCAATTTCATTCAATTCTTTTACTGTCGATAGTATATCAGAAGTTGTACTTCATCCTTATGATTTAAGGAATGTGCCAACGGATATCATCGAAAAGTTGCTGAATCGCGTTAAAGTTGAGACCAACGTATATGACTTTATTCGATTAAGACATCGAATGTTAGTCTATTACTGTACTTTTGGGCGTGAACGATGGCTAAATAACCCATTTATTAAACGCTTAAAGTATTATTTAAGTAAGACAACAAAAGCTCTAGTTCCTTATGAGGATGATAAATTTGGCAATGTATTGCTAAGAAATTTAGAAACTCGAGAACTATTGACTATTGATTCAATGGCGTCAGTTAGGACATTAACCTTATTAAACGCTGCAGTATTATTCGAAAATGGTTGTTTTGATTATGATTTAAAGGCATTTGTTGAAATAATAACATACTTCTTTCAAGATCCATGGACTAACGTACCGAAACATAAGAAATTATGTGGATTAATTAGAATGATGGGATTTTCATGTACCACGAAAGGTGAATGCTTTAGACCAAATCAAGTACGAACGAATGATGATACAATCGAAAAATGGACACGAGTAAGTGTATCGATTCTTGGAAATGATAAAATAGCCTTTGATGCTACCAGGTCCACAATTGAAGAAGACATGGCCGAACTGACTAAGATATGCCCTTTCTCAGCAAATCTACATAAGAAGTTAGTCATGGCGGAATTTTCTGATTCTGCTAAAATAGCTCTGCAAACGTTAATAACAATTGAGGCTATATGTGGTTACTTACGTGCGGATAAAGTTGGAAGTGTCAAAAAGTATTTGGCAGGACAGAAAGATGCAATACCTATTAGATCGGCATTCTATGATAACTTAACAATGCGCTGGACTGGAAGGATGAAAGAGATTAATGATAAGCTTGGTTTTAGTAACTATGAGGAATATCGTGCTGGTATTCATAATTATTTAACTTCAAGACATTCAGGGGTCGCACCAATTAAACTAACAATAACTCGAGATGATGGTTCATTTGCTGAGATAATGGTTAAGAATAAGGTATTAATGTTTTATTCTAATCCAGAGTGGTTTATGAGTGTTGAGGCAATTGAACGTTCACTAACTGAGAATTATCCAGGTATGATTTCCTTCAGACAAGTTCCTGGGGGCAAAGATCAGAGAGTTATTTTTATGATACCATTACCAATACACCTTGCTGGTGGTTATTTAGCAACCAGAATGTTATTATTACACTCTCGTGATCCACACTTTTCAGTAACGAAAGAATCATCAAATCTACTTGGTAATCACGCTTATTTATTATGGGCAACGACTAATCCAGATATAATGGTAGATGGCGGTGATTTCTCATCATACGATACTTATCAAAAATTTCAAAACGTTACGGCAGCTATGATTGATGGTGTCACAGCGGGATTAGACTATTTATTTGGTTATACACCCTTTGGTCCAAAAGAAGATCCAAATAGATGGGATTCGCTAACTAAATTTGTAACCACCGGCTGGGAAAAGATGGATGCTGCTACATTCTATATTAAGATAGAGGGAAGAAAAGACATAGATGGGAAGGTAATCAAAGGATCTGACATGCGTACATTTGCGACTAATCAGCTAAATTCAGGCGAGTTTGATACAATTACAAGAGGTAGCGAAGCAAATGCTGCTAATCGTGATTGTGTATTAAATGGGCTGAAAGGTGATATGGAAATATCTCAAGTATTTGAACATATCGGCGTAGATATGTTTCAAGGTGATGATCAGATAGGCTACTGGTTCATACGTAATCATGCCGGTTATACATCTCAATTATATGTAAAATTTCGTGAAATAATTACTAAAGTTTCAACCTCAAATGGATTCGATATGAGTAAATTCAAATCTGATTTTAGAATATTTGCGGGCGAATATCTACGAAAGAAATTTATTTACGGGAATTATTTCGGGAGACTAGGAACTATTGGAATTATGACAGCCGAAAGAAATATGTATGAAATGGACGTCATTACAGCCTCTGTGACATATAATTCTCAGTTAATGGAAGCAGTCCCAAGAGGATTGAAAGTAAATCTGGCTAAGCTAATTAGTTTATTCTTCTTCATGGTTAAGCGTAGGATCTACCATCAAGAAGAATCATTGGGAGCTGAAGTCAAGAAAGTACTGAGTTCTAGATACAAACAATATGAATTTCAACTGCCCATGGCCATGTATTATGTTCCAAGGACATATGGTGGTGTAGGAGTTATGCCGGGTAGTTTACCAGGGCCAACCATGGATAGTATAATTGTTAAGTTTG